ATGAACAGCAACGGAATAACGGCTCGCACCCTCGAACTCATTCTTAAGCGCGTAGCTGAGCAGAATGCGGCCAAGCCAGGAAAAGGAATACAGGCGTTTAGAGACGCGATGGAAACCGCTCTGTCAGAAAGATCGGGAACTTGCGACCAACCGACTGACTAAGTCGGCATCACTCTCAGTAAGGTCACTCGACTTCGATATAACCTCGCGCTCGCCAGCGGACGGGCTATCTGAAAAAAGATACGCCATCTCTATATTCGCGACTTCGCAGATTCTCAGAATTCTTGCCACCGTCGGATTGAAGCGACCATTCAGGATCTTACTAACGTACTCGTCGTTATTACCCGCTGCTACTGAGACCTCTCCGTAGTCCAAGCCACGGTCATCCAACGCCTGTCTTAGGCGTTTGCGCCACACCTCAGTGTCGACACCACTCACCGCTTGGCTTCTATCAATCGGTCCAACCATGATTGCATCATACAGGGAATTATAGTTCCCGCAATCGGGAATATAAGTCCTCAAGAGAGCGTCTGATCACAATAAATCGCCCTATACTTCTATCTAATCGACTTATGGTGTTGAGTTGATAGAAGTTTAGTTCTATCGTGTCGAACTACAGGAGGATGCGATGACGCCGAACACGATTATTTCACAGATGAGCGGGCGACAGTTTGCCAAACTCTTGAACAGAGAGTTTACAGCCGCAAACCGAGGATTGGGAAAACTCTCTTATGCCGAGCTGGGCCGCTCATGCGGTGTGACAGGTAAGTGGCTACGCAAACTTGCCGAGCAGCAAGGAACACCTTCAACCCTGACCATACGACTAGTGCTCTACACCTTAGGCTACGAGGTCGATGGACCTGAGGAAGATGTTGTTCCTCACCTGCAAGGCAAAGATTGTTACATTGATGCGCTGCACAGTCCAAATCGCCCCCGTAAGCAACTCACGGCAAACGACATTGCGTTAAGCGCCGAGAGCGCAGGTGAGCCGACATGAGAACGTCTGAGGTTCTTTCCCCGATAGCCTGCGGCGACAATGTCCTCGTCGCTAAATCGGGTAACTACCCCAGCGGCCATGGGGATGCGCCGCTGGGGGCTTTTCAGCGCAACGTAGCAGCCGTGCAGCGAAGGTTGCGCGACGGTTTCAGACACTACTTCCCTAACCCGTTCGACTTCTGGGGCGACCTTATCGGCGCAGCCTGTGTCTTTGTGCTGCCCGCCGCCCCCTTACTTTGGAGCCTTTTGCAATGAGCGCGATTGACTTTGAATTGATCCAATTCCCCCAGCACAGACTTGCGGGTGAGCTGACAAAACACGCCGCCGACTACGCGCGATGCCGGCTGGCACTGCAACAAGCGATTACAGCCCATCAAGAGGCCCGAGCCCTTGGAAGCGGTGACACCGGGGCGCTTGCTGATGCGGTGGATAGCGCCGCAGAAGCGGTTAGTACGGCCCAAGAACGCGTCGCCGACCTTGTCGCCCACCTAAATGGTCGCGGTTCTTTGGAGTGCCTCGCCGACCTTCTGAAACTCGAAACCAGCGGGCGTCCCTGATGCCCGGCGCGCTGACACATGCAGGCCATGCGGCCCAGGTGAAGCGCCGCAACCTCATCGGCCATGTCGCACAGAACGACAGGTCCAAAAATCCAACTTTGAGCTATGATGGAGCATCCCCAATGACCCCACCTACCTGGCAGAAAACCCACACCCTGCCCGTAGATGATATTCAGGTAGAGGAACGGTTGCGCACCGCCTCTGAGACAGCGGTTGCAAGCATTGTGTCCTCTATTCAAGAGGTTGGCAGCATCCTGCAACCGCTCCTAGTCCGCCGTGTCAAAGGCGGCTATCGTCTACTGGATGGTCTGCACCGCTTAACTGCCGCAAAAGAGGCAGGATTGGCCGAGGTGCCGGTCAAAGTCAGCGAGTGCACCAACGATCAGGCGATCCGTATTGAGGTGGATGCCAATGTGGCCGGCGCACCATTGACGCCGCTGGATATGGCGGTGTTTCTGGCCGCACACAAAGAGCTATACGAGCGCGAAAACCCCGAAGCGACCAGAGCACACAAAGCAAGGCAAGCCCGCCTGTCTGATCATACTGACAAAATGTCAGTACGATCATTCGCCGCCAACGCCGCCGAGGTGTTCGGCAAGGGTGAACGTCAGATTTTTCGCCTGATCAGTGTCGGCGAAAAGCTTTCACCTAGTGAAATCGCCCAGCTCCGGGGCGCCCCGCAAAAGGTCCAATTCAAAGACCTTGAGCACATCGCCAAATGCGGCGAACAAGCGGACAGGACCGCCATCTGCGCTGCCTTAGGCGATGGGACTGCCAAATCCGCTAAAGAGGTCCTGGACCGGAAAAAAGCCCCAGGCGCGGCGCTTAAAACCCCTGTTGAGCAACAGTTTTCAAAGCTGGCAGACGCGTTCATCCGCGCCAGCAAAGAAGCGCGCCGCCAGTTTGTCGCGCAGTATGGCGACGTTCTCTCTGAATTGATCGAAGACGCCAAAGGCGGGGCACAGGTATGACAACGCCCGTCTCGCCGAAACAGGAATGGTGGTCTGTGGCTGAGCTGGCTGCTGCCCGCCTGCCCGGCATTCCTGGCACTGCTCGGGGGGTGACTGCAAAAGCCGACCGTGAAGGTTGGCGGGACGTGCCCGGTGCGATCAAACGCAAGGTCGGTCGCGGTGGTGGTTTGCTCTATCATTGGTCAGTGCTGCCGTTGGCCGCACGTACTAAACTGATCAAGCATGACGCCAGCCGCCCGGTTGAAAAGCTCGACCGTAACAGCGCCTGGGCCGCCTATGCAGCCCTGCCCCAGAAATCCAAAGACGAGGCCGCGCGCCGCCTGGACGCGATCACCAAGGTCGAACTGCTTCACACCAGCGGTGCGGGTCATGTTCACGCCGTCGACACTGTCGCCGCCGAAATCGGGTCCAGTACCCGGACGATCTATAACTGGATCGACCTTATCGCCGGTGCAGCACCAGAAGACCGGCTTGCATTCGTCGCGCCCAAAGTGCCGAAGAAACGCACCCAACAGGCAGATCGAGCCGCCTATCAGCCGTTTATGGATTGGCTAAAGAGCGCTTGGCTGCGTCCCGAGCGCCCTACCTTTGCGCAATGCTACCGTATGTCCATGCGTCAGGCCGAACAGGCGGGATGGCCCATCCCGATTGAAAAGACCGCAAAGCGCTGGGTAGATGCCGAGGTGCCACGCACAACGCAAGTCTATCTCCGCGAGGGCGTTAATGGCCTGATGCGCTGCTACCCCGCCCAAATTCGCGACAGGTCGAGCCTCCATGCGCTGGAAGCTGTCAACGCCGATTGTCACAAGATCGACGTCTTTGTCGAATGGCCCGACGGCACCGTCAACCGGCCCCAAATCGTGGCGTTTCAAGACCTCTACTCCGGCAAGTTTCTGTCCTGGCGCGTGGATCACGACCCGAACAAAGTCATGGTTATGGCGGCATTCGGTGAATTGGTCGACAACTGGGGCATTCCAAAACGATGCCTGTTCGACAACGGGCGCGAATTTGCCAACAAATGGATGACAGCAGGCGCGCCAACCCGGTTCCGTTTCAAAGTCCGGGAAGACGATCCAATCGGTGTTTTGCCCTTGCTCGGCATCGACATGCACTGGGCCACCCCAGCCCACGGTCAGGCGAAACCCATTGAACGCGCGTTCCGCGATCTGGCCAGTGATGTGGCCAAGGATGTGCGCTTTGCAGGCGCCTATGTCGGCAACCGGCCCGACGCCAAACCGGAAAACTACGGTAGCCGAGCAATCAAGGCCGCTGAGTTTCTGGAAGTCCTGGCGGAAGGTATAGCCGAACACAACGCCCGCACGGGTCGCCGATCCGATACCGCCAAGGGCCGGTCCTTTGATGAGACATTTGCCGAAAGCTATGCGACCGCGCCGATCATCAAGGCGACCGAAGAACAGCGGCACCTTTGGTTGATGGGTCAGGCAGACGGGAAATTACACAAGGACAGCGGCAAGCTCACCCTGCACGGCAATGTCTACCATTGCGATTGGATGAGCCAGGAAGCGGGTCGCAAAGTGATCATCCGCTTCGATCCCGAAGACCTGCACAGCGGCGTACATCTTTCAGCGCTCGACGGCCAATATTTGGGCTTTGCCGAATGCCAGCAGAAGGTTGGTTTCTTCGATCTGGACGGCGCGCGGTCTACAGCCCGCCGCAACCGCCAGATCGTCAAAGCGGAAAAAGCCCTGGCAGAGCTGCAACGGCCCATACCGGTCGAACAACTTGCCGCCGATATGACCAACTCTGCCCCGTCGCCATCTGAGACCCTGGCAGATCTGGAGGCCAAAGTGGTGAAGCCGGTGTTCCGCAAACCCGCTGCGGTCACCACGTTCCGCGATCACATGGACCCGGCGGCGGACCGCGAACAAGAGGCACTTATCTTGCAGATGGGAGCCAAGACCCCAGCCAAACCAGAACCGCAGAACAGTGGGTTCTCGGTGGCCGACAGCCCCGAGGAGCGGTTCCGCCAGGCCGAAGACATCGCACAGCGACAGCGGCAGGGGAACCCTGTTGGTGAAGCCGAAGCCGGTTGGCTGGAGGGGTTTTTAGAACACGCTGAATACAAGGCATATTCGGCAATTTTCGGAGATTTCGGCAGCAACAGCGCCGGATAAGAAAACCGCCGCCCGGCTGGCCCCGAGGCGACGGTCAATATTGAGTAGGAGCAAACTATGTCACAGCTTATCGAGGTCGGCAATAGCATCCAGCCGCTGACCAATGTCGCGAAACTGGCAACGCTGGTGAACCAGTTGCAGGACCGTGCCTTTGGCGTTCCCGGCCTCGCGGTTTTCTATAGCCACCCCGGCTACGGCAAGACCTTTGGGGCCATCTACTGCGCGTCTAAATTTGACGTGATCCATATCTCCATGCAGGCGGACTGGACCAAGAAAACACTTCTGTCCCGGCTGCTCGGAGAGCTGAGCGTGTCAGCCCACAAGACGATCCCGGACATGGCCCTGCAAGCCTGCGAAGCTTTGGCGTTGAATGGCCGTACATTGGTTGTGGACGAAGCCGACTACGCGCTCAATCGTGGTGTAATTGAACTGATCCGTGATCTGCATGACGGATCTGACACGCCGGTGGTTATGATCGGCAACGAGAGCTTCCCTCAGAAATTGAAGAAATTCCCGGTCATTGACAGCCGAGTGTTGAGCTATGTCGCCGCGCAACCGGCGTCCCTGAAAGACGCCCGCCTGCTGGCGACTATCTACGCGGCAGGCGTTGAGATCCGCGACGATCTGCTGGGGTCTATCATCGAACGCAACACCGGCAACCCGCGCCTGATGGTGGTGAACATTGCCCAGGTCAAAGAAGAGGCCATCAAGCTTGGCCTGAAATCCATGGGGGCTGATGAGTGGGGCGGTATTGAGTTCATGGCCAACGAGGCCCCAGCTCCGCGCCGGGGGCTGAAATGGTGAACGCAGTGGCCAACAACCGCGCTGAACAGGAAATCCTTGATTACATCAGCACCCGCCTGCGTTTCACCCATGCAGAGGTCGCAACCTACTGCGGTGCCAGCGAATGGACCCGTCAAAACTACCTGCGCGCGCTCCAGCGCCAAGGTGTGGTGCGCGAATGCGGCAAGGACGGATACGCCACCTGTTATACTGTCTTTGATCCCGAGGAAGCCCGGCGGTTTGAAGCCAATGGCGACCAGCATGAACGGGATACAGAACGGTCCAAAGCCCGTCTTGCATCGTTGATCGCGTCCATGAATGAAAACGGTGCGCGCAACTTGGAGCTACCAAGTGCCGAGCCGCGTTCGCCAGAAGAAAAGCAGATCTGGAAGTATATCAACGACCTTGCCTATTTCACTGCAAAGGATCTGAAAACCGTCTGCGCATCGGAGACTATCAGAACGCGGTTCTTCCAGCGCCTTAGGCAAGCTCAAGCCGTACGGGTGTTCGGACGCGGCAACGGTGAAACCTTCTATACCACTAAGCTGCCTAGTGAGGTTCGTGACAGCTCCAAGAGCAAACGCGACAGCCTGGAAGGCATCATGTGGACGGCTATTCGTCGGCAAAAGCGCTTTCGCCCCATCGACTTATACGCAGCCCTTATACCGGCGCGGCCTGATGTGTCGAAGAAAGGCATTCTGGCCTATTGCCGCACCCTGCGGCTGGCTGGATACCTGCGCGCCGCCGCCAACAATCGTGGCCTGGGCGAGGAAACGCCCCTGCGGCTCATCAAAGATAGCGGCCCCCTACCCCCTGTGAAACGGAGCATGACGGTGGTCGTGGACAGCAACGACGAAAAGATCGTCTACGCACCCGGAGGGCGTCTGTGATGAGCGACCGCCTGATCCTTGCCCAAGATGGTTGGGGCGAGGCCCTGCCGGAGTGGGTCGCCGTCCTGATCGCCGAATGCGACCGCACTTCGCAAAACGTGGTCGCAAAGCAGCTCGGCGTAAGTGCCACCGTCGTCAGCCAAGCAATCCGCAACCGCTACGCTGGCAATATGACGCGGATTGAGGGCACCGTCCGCGATGTGTTCATGAATGCACCGGTCAGTTGCCCCGCCTTGCAAGTGGAAATTTCGAGTGCGGCTTGCCTCGGCCACCGTCGCCGCGCTGAGACCTGGTCCCACTCCAACCCTTTTCGCGTCCGCATGACCCGCGCCTGCCGCGCCTGCCCGAAATTCACAAAATCAGAAGGTGAAACATGATCACTCAGCGCCCCTTTTGCCGCCCGACACCTGAGAAGGTGCGCGCCGCTGTGAATGACCTCGTATCAGGCGCACACGTTCCCACCGGCACCGCCGACGCGCTCACAGACGCCATCATGATCAAGGATCCGGTTCACGCAGGTATCGTCCTACGCAGCCTGGCCGACGTGCTGGACCCAGAGGGCGCATAGCCCGACCTGAACCCAAGCCCCCAGAAAGAAAGCAATTGCAATGACCCAAACCCAAACCTCCCCCCTCGAACGAGCAGACATCCCCGACGGCATCGTTGAGGCCAATGGCAACAAATACATGACCGACGCAAAGGGCAAACTGGTTCCACTGGAAACGGTCAACGCCCGCGACAAACTCCAGGACGAAACCGTCCGCAAGATCATCAGCTATGCCCTGCCGCTGCGTAGCCTAGTCGCCCGTTTCAAAGCCCATACTGGCCGCGATGTTGCCGATTTGCAGGCCCTGCTGGCTCAGGAATACGGCGCACAGCTTGGCGGTGCTAAGGGTAATATGACCCTGACCTCTTTTGACGGTCTGTTCAAAATCACCGTTTCCGTCGCCGATAAGATCGACTTTGGCCCGGAATTGCAGGTGGCCAAGCAACTGCTGGACGAATGCCTGAACGAATGGTCCGCAGATGCCCCGGCAGAACTGCGCGCCATCGTCACCCGTGCGTTCAACACCGAAAAGCCCGGCCAGATCAATCGCGGTGAGGTGATGATGCTCTTGCGGCTCGACATCACCGATGAGCGCTGGAAACGGGCAATGACGGCCATCAAAGACGCCATGCGCGTTGTTGGCACCGCCAGCTATACGCGTTGCTACCAGCGGCCCAGCGTTGATGCGCCCTGGGAACACATCACGATTGACTTGGCCAAGGCATAGGAGCGCGTCCGATGGCAATGACCCAATCCGAAATACAAACCGCTCTGCACAGGGCATTCAGCAGCTATGCCACCAAGATGCGGCGCGCCAATCTGGTCCTGGGCAATAGCTTGGTGGTTCTGCGGCGTGAGGCGGAAATTGCCAAGATCACGCCTGAAGCATTCGACGCAATGGCCCGTGTGGAAATGGACCAAGCTGACAAGCGGATGCAGGACGATGCAGCCCGGCATCCCGTTGTCGCCCCGATAGCCGAGGCTGTATGATGAGCCGCGCCCTGCAACAGAAGATCCACATCGGGTGCCGTCAGCTTGGCATGGACGGCGATGCACGGCGCGGCCTGCAACTGGCCGTCACGGGTAAAGCGTCGATGAAAGACATGACCGAGGCCGAATTAACGAGCGTTTTAAAGCGCCTTAAAAACGATGGTTTCAAACCCGCAACAGCCGGGAACCACCGCCACAAGAAAGCCCCCCGTGCTGATCTGCGTTTGGTCCATGTCCTTTGGCGGTTGTTGGGTGATGCCGGTGAACTGACCGAGCCGAGCCGTGACGGACTGAATAAGTTCATAAAGAGCCGCTTTGGAACCACCTGGGGTTTTGTCCCTGCTGACGTAGACATGCTTTGCGAACCGAAAGCGATTGACGATGTATTACAAGCGCTGATGAGTTGGGCCGACCGCGCCGAGGTCGATTTTGATCGTAGAAATATGCGCTCATGACCGGCAGCGATCATAAATCACGGCCCTACCCGCGCCCGCCAGCGCAAGCCCAACCGTATCTTGACGCGTTGGGGCTAGAGGACGCGCTACGCTTTATCGAAGCATTCGGGGGCACCGAGATCTACATCGCGCTTGACCCAAAATCTCGGTCGAGTGTTGCAGCCTTAGTCGGATACCCCAAAGCCAAAGCGCTTGCCGCCATCAAGGACGCGTTGCAAAGGCGCGTCCCACTTGTAAAAAAATGGCGAGCCGAAGTCTACGCTTCGATGGGCTTGAAAAATACAGAGATCGCCCGCAAGCTAGGCGTCTCGGATGTAACGGTCCGAACATATCTGGCGGGGAAACCCATAAGGCACCCCGACCAGCCAAGCCTGTTTTGACCAAATAGCCCGCAAATCGTTGCGGGCTTTTTCGTATCAAGCCCCGCGCCATTCTGGACCCCTCACTAGGTCACGTCGGGGCGCATCAATGAACATCAAAGACGGCATCGTCCAAGGTATGAGCTATACCTCTGCACGGCACATTGGGGCACGAATGTCCCCGAGCATTGTCGTTCTGCACGATACGGCCAGCACGTTGGACAAGGGGTCGGCTGCTGGATATTTGCGTGACAACAACGCCAAGGTCTCGGTGCATTTCGTAGTTGAGTTGGACGGCAGCGTTGTCCAGCAGGTCCCTGTTAACCGGGTCGCGAACCACGCCGGTCGTTCCGCCTATCACGGACGGAAAGGTTGCAACCAATTCTCTATCGGCATTGAGCTGGTAAACCCCGGCCGCATGACGGAAATCAACCGCGAGACCGCGTTGACCTGGTATGGCAAGACCCTTGATCGTGACGCGTACCAGATCATTGAAGCCCAAACGCCCGAACACGGGCATGGCCTCTGGATGGCCTATCCAGAGCCTCAGATTGCCGCTCTCCTCGTCCTCTTGGAATTTTTGTTTGCCGAGGTTGAGACGCTCGAAGACATCACCACCCATTGGTATATTTCGCCGGGCCGCAAAGTGGACACGAACCCCCTTTTTCCGCTTGACCACATTCGCAGCGTCGTCCTCGGGCGCGACGATCCGGCACTGGTTGAACTGGACGCTGTTCCTCCGAACCGAGGCTACGAACTGATCGAGGTGAATGCGCCCGGTGACGGTTTCCTGAATCTCCGCCGCTGGCCCAGTTTCAACCCGAACATCCTAGCACAGATACCACACGACACTGTCCTTCCTTTGGTGAAGTCCGGCACGTTTGGCGGCCGCAAATGGCTGTGCGTTGAATACGGTCAATATGAGGGTTGGATCGTTGCCACCTATGCCGACCACCTGATTTTTAAGGAAACAGTCGAATGAAGAACAAGGGTAAGATCATTGAAATTCTCGCCGCCGTTGCTCCGACGCTGGCAACGGCCCTAGGTGGACCTTTGGCGGGTGTAGCAACCCGTACCATTGCGACCAAACTATTGGGCCAAGAGGACGCAACGGACAACGAAGTCGAAGCTGCGATACTGCAAGCAGACGGTAATGACTTGGTCCGCCTGCGCGAAGTCGAAACAGAGTTCGCCGCTCGGATGAAAGAGGCCGGGATTGAACTAGAGCGCATCGCGGCAAACGACCGAGACAGCGCCCGCGCCCGTCAGGTCAAAATGCGTGACCGGACCCCAACCGTACTGGGCCTTCTAATCATACTTGGGTTCTTCGCTGTCCTCGGTGCCATCTTCTACTACGGGTTGCCCGAAAGCGGCCGCGAAGTACTCCTGGCAATGGTGGGGGCATTGGCCGCCATGACAAACCAGATCAGCAATTATTTCTTCGGTTCATCCGCCGGGTCGAAGGAAAAACAGGACATCATTTCGGCCCTGAAAAAGGACGCCGCCTGATGAGTTTCGACGCTACGGTAAATTGGTCGATTGTTCTCGCAGCGGTCACGTTCCTTATCTCTCTGGGCGGCGCTCTCTATTCATACATCGCCAACCGTCGCGCCAATGTCGAAGACCGTTTCCAAGCTGGCAACGAACGCGCGGATCGGCAAGAAAACCGGATCGCCAGTTTGGAGCAATCGGTAAAGTCCATGCCCAGTCGTGAGGACGTTCACAAGATTGAACTGTCCATGGAACGCATGAACGGAACCATGACCCGCGTCGAGGCGGTCATGGAAGGTAATCAGAAAATTATGTCCCGGCTCGAAAACGTGGTTTTCCGCCACGAGGACCACCTTTTGAAAAGAGACTAGCATGAGCTACGCTGACGATCTGCGTAAACACGCCCGAATTTCAATCCTGCGTTTCATTGAAGACGCGCCCAAATACACCTCGAATGTTTCGATGTTGGCAACACAGTTGCCACGTGTGGGCATCGCCTTCACTCGGGATCAGATCGCCACTGAGCTGCATTGGCTTGCAGAGCAAGGCATGGCCACCATCGAAACGATAGGCGATTTTGTGGTGGTCACCGCGACCAGCCGGGGCGTCGAAGTCGCCCAAGGCATTGCCCGCCACCCCGAGATCCAGCGTCCTCGGCCAGGGGTATAACCCATGCCACCACCGAAGAAGCTGGACCTTATCCCGATTGAGCTGCGCCAACGTCTCGCCATGGCCCTTCAAGAGCGTGGCTTTGGCGATATCGTCGCCGTCACTGAGGATCTGAATTTTTGGCTCGCGGATGCCGGGCTTGAGATCCGGGTCGGCAAATCCTCGGTCGGTGAATACTCCAAGCTTTTGAAGGATCAACGCGACGCCTTTGCCATGGCCGAAACGCTTCTGTCCGATATGGATATTGAGGCTGAAAGCAACATGCACAAAGTGCTAATGCAGATGATCGCGACAGCCGCATTCCAAATGATGCAAGCGGTATCGGAAAAAGGCGAAAGCCTTGATCCAAAGAGTCTCGCAAACCTATCACGTATGTTGAAAGACCTTATGCAATCCGCCGGGTTGCGCGAGAAGCTACGTGAAGATGAAGCCCGTCGCATCGCTCAACAAGAGCGGGAGAAAATGGCTGACACCCTTGAGCAAAAGGCCACCCAACTCGGCCTGACGCGCGCCACGGTTCAAGACATCCGCGCAGATGTATTGGGGGTGACAGCATGAGCGGCCACGTCATCAAAGAGCAAATGAGCCAAGGCTATGTCGTACATATTGACGAAACGCTGGGCCATCTCTGGGTGGAACACTGCGGTGAGATAACCTGGGACATCTTGCAGGCAATCAAAAATGACATCTGGGGATTTGAGGCGCGAGCGGTTGAAGTTTACCCGGCTCAATACGCCGTGGTGAACAACCGTCAGATGCGCCACCTCTGGCGCCTTGGCCAACACGACTTCTGCCCGGATCTGCGCGGCATCACTGACAAGGGCGACAATCTGGAAGCTCGGTTTGCCCGCGCTTGGGGCGGAACCTAAGGCTATGGCAGAGAATACCTTTACCGACGAAGAATGGGACGAGCTGCGCGCTGACAGCCGACAGTCGCTCCCCGACGCTCTGGATAAGGCCGATGGCCTGCCCGCTGTTCTGCTATCCTATCAGGCAAAGCTATTGCAGACGACCGCCGCCTATCAGTTCGTGGTCTGTGAGAAATCTCGCCGTATCGGCATGACCTGGGCGGTTGGCGCCGACGCGGTTTTGACCTCGGGCACCGCCCGTGCCGAAGGCGGGATGGACACTCTATACATTGGGTTCAATCTTGATATGGCCCGAGAGTTTATCGACACCTGCGCCATGTGGGCCAAGGCGTTCATTCCTGCCGCTTCTGCCGTTCAAGAGTTTTTGTTTCAGGATCAGGAAAAGGGGCAGGCTGATCGCGAAATTCAGGCGTTCCGCATTAAATTCGTATCGGGTTTCGAGATTGTCGCTCTAACATCCAAGCCGCGCTCACTACGTGGCCGTCAAGGCTATGTGATCTTCGACGAGGCCGCATTCCACGACGAGTTGGACGAGATGTTGAAGGCAGCAAACGCGCTTTTGATGTGGGGCGGCAAGGTCCTGGTCATTTCCACACACGACGGGGATGCCAATTCGTTCAATGTCTTGGTTAAACAAGTCAATGCGGGCGAAAAAGGCGACACCGCCAAAGTGATCCGCGTAACATTCGACAATGCTGTACAATCCGGCCTTTACGAACGGATTGCCTTGATCCAGCGCGGCCAAGGCCGGCAGCCCATGGGCAAACAAAAATGGATCGACAGCACCCATGCAGTCTACGGCGAAGACGCCAATGAGGAATTGCACTGCATCCCCAAAGCCGGGACAGGTGCTTGGCTGACTGCGCCACTCATCGAGGCGCGCATGGTCGACGGCGTACCCTGTCTTACCCTGGAATTGCCAGACGACTACCTGCACAAGACCAAGGCCGAACAGGACGCGATGCTCGCAGACTTCCTAGCGGATCTGGAGGAAGCATTGGGCGATCTGCCCATGGATGTTCTTTACGCACTTGGATTTGACTTTGCGCGGGTCGCAGACCTGTCGGTGATTTCGCTTCTGGCAATTGAAAAGAACCTGGACCGACGCGAGGCACTTTCGGTTGAGCTGCGCAATGTACCAGGCGACGAACAGAAGATGATCGTCGCCATGGTTATGGAAAAGATCAAATCGCGCTGTGTCGGTGCCGCTTTCGATGCCACCGGAATGGGATGGACCGTAGCGGAAGACATGGGCAGAAAATTCGGCACTCGTGAAGCTGAAGACAGCCCCGGCTTGGTTTGGGCAATCAAGTTTTCGCAGGATTGGTACCGGGTCAATATGCCTCCCCTTAAAACGGCCTTTGAAGATGCAACGCTCCGCATTGGCCGCCGCGACGATCACCTGACCGATTTGCGCAAGGTAAAGAAAATCCGGGGCATCCCCCGTGTGCCAGATCTTCGCGAGAGCGATGCCAAAGGCAAAAAACGCCATGGCGACTATGCCATCGCTCTTGCCTTGGCGCATTTCGCGTCTCGAATGCGCTGGGTAGAAATCGACTACACCCCCGTAAACGATGGCCGCTTTGGCCCTATGCACGGCGCAGATGCGCTGGACACGGCCGACGCTCAAGACGCTGCCAACCGGGACTGGTGGGAGCAACCCCTCGGCGCGCGTCTGCGCGGCGGAATTTGAAGAAAGGACATCCCATGATTGCCCTCGTTGTTCTCGGCCTGGCACTTTGCCTCGCCGCTCTTTATGCCGTCGCCCGCAAGCGACCCAGACCCACTCATGACCGCCAAAGGGAGAACACCGGTATCGTCCCCTTCCCAGAGTTTCTTTGGGCATGGCTGCCGCCCTTGCGTGGTGTGACTGTCAAATGTGGATCGGGATTGATTGCCGGTGTGGTCCTTTGCAGTTCCGGCGCCATCTGGCTCTTGTGGCTGTTGAGCTCCACTTCTTTCGGTGACACTTCATTGGGCCGGGAGCGATAGTCGTGGCAGTCAAAACTCAGGTTCTGGACCGTTTCGGCAACCCCATGCGCAAAGATGTGTTAGCCCAAGAAATTGCGGCTCCAACCATCGGCGGTGTGCGCTCCCCAATCGCAGGCTATCCGGCCGATGGGTTAAATCCCGGCCGTCTTGCATCCATCCTACGCGAAGCCGATATCGGCAATCCAGTTCGCTACCTTGAATTAGCCGAGGCCATTGAAGAGCGTGACCACCACTACGTCGGCGTCCTCGGCACACGTAAGCGCTCGGTCAGTCAGTTGGATATCACCGTAGAACCCGGTGACGGCAGCCCATTAGCCGCAACCATCGCCGACGAAGTCCGCAAATGGCTGAAACGCGACGAATTGACTGACGAGCTGTTCGATACGTTGGACGCCCTTGGCAAGGGTTACAGTTTCACCGAAATCATCTGGGATGCCTCAGAAGGTCAATGGGAACCCAAACGGCTAGAGTGGCGCGATCCACGTTGGTTCCGCTTTGCGACGCAAAATCTTTCAACGCCCATGATGCTGGATGACAACGGTCAAAACACCCCCCTTCCTGCATTCAAGTTTGTGTTCGCCCGGCTGAAGGCAAAGTCTGGCCTACCCCTGCGCGGTGGCATTGCCCGGATCGCGGCCTGGTCCTGGATGTTCAAAGCCTATACCCAGCGCGACTGGGCTATCTTCACCCAGACCTATGGGCAGCCGCTGCGGATCGGGAAATACGGGCCGGGCACGTCGGAGGAAGATCGCTCAAAGCTATTTCGCGCTGTCGCCAACATTGCGGGCGACTGTGCAGCCATCGTGCCGGAAAGCATGATGATCGATTTCGTCGAAGCCAAAAATCTGGGGGCGTCGTCGGATCACTACGAGCGCCGCTGCGATTGGCTGGACAAACAGACGTCAAAATTGGTGCTGGGCCAAACCGCCACAACTGACGCACAGACTGGTGGCCTTGGGTCGGGCAAAGAACACCGAGAGGTGCAGGAAGATATCGAACGGGCCGATGCCAAAAGCTTGGCCGCGATCCTAAACCGGGATCTGATCCACCCTTGGGTTCAGCTCAATCACGGTCCAAGCGCACCAGCTCCGAAATTGAAAATTGGCCGTCCTGAAGAGGAAGACCTCGCCGCCTTTTCCAAGGCCCTGGGGCCGCTGATTTCCAAAGGCTTGCGCGTTAAATCATCAGAGGTGCGCGCAAAATTCAATCTCAGCGAACCGGGCGGAGAGGACGAGGTGCTCGGAAATACCGCATCCCCTTCAGTGTCCATGCCATCTCCACCGCAGGAAACGGGCCGCAAGCACTCTGAGGCCGAATTTAAACACCCTTTTAATACCCAGAATGGGAATTTACGGGCCGATGTGGCCTTGCAGGCTGAAACCCCCTCACAGGGCCGCACAGCGCCTCTGTCTGAAATCGACCTGTTGACCAACCGGACAGTTGCAGAAGCCACACCGGCCGTTGCAGGCATGATGGGTCAGGTCGAGGCAATGCTTGCCGCTGCCGATAGCCTGGAAGAGTTCGCAGAAATGTTGCGCGCCGGGATGCCAAACTTAAGCGAGCGCGAGTTCGTTGGGGTCCTCGCAAACGCGATGCTTGCCGCACATATCGGTGGCCGCGCTCAGATCGAGGACGAGGCCGATGACTGACGCACTGTCGGCCACTTTCCGCAAACCTTTTGCGGAACAAGTAGCGGCTTTCAGGCTGCGGCTAGGCGATCTGGTGCCCACTGCAAAGTGGGACGATATCCAGCGGTCTGCACATGACCGTGCATTTATGGTCGCGGGGGCGACCAAGGCGGACCTACTGGCAGACTTGGCAGCAGCAGTAGACAAAGCCATCGCCGAGGGCACCGGCTTTGAAGAGTTCAAGCGAGACTTCCGTGCGTTAGTGAAAAAACACGGTTGGCACGGTTGGACCGGCGAAGGCACCCCAGGTGGCGAAGAATGGCGAATGCGGGTGATCTATCGGACGAATATGCGAACCAGTTACATGGCGGGCCGCCATGCCCAATTGGTTGAAGGCAATTTTCCGCTTTGGATCTACCGTCACGGTGGATCAGCTGATCCCCGTCCGCAGCACCTGTTTTGGGACGGCCTCACCTTACCCGCCGACCATCAATTTTGGGCATCACACTATCCGCCAAACGATTGGGGCTGTTCCTGCCGGGTGTTTGGCGCACGTTCTATGCGGGCAGCAGAGCGCCGAGGCGGCAAGCCCTCGGTCGCATTGCGCCCAGGCTGGGATCAGCCAACGCCCAAAACCGGTGCCCCTCGCGGAATCGGAAAGGGTTGGAACTATGCCCCCGGCGCGACAGTCAGCGAAACCGTCTCCCAACTCCGAGACAAACTAGACAAGCTGCCGCCCCGGCCGTCAGCAGATCTTATTCAAAGCTGGCTTCAGGGCGGCCCCTTTGAAGCCTGGTTTGAAGACCCCAAAGGCAATTGGCCTCTTGCGCGTTTGAGTGATCAAGACGCCGAGGCTATCGGCGCCCATCGCCGCGTTGCTGATATTTCTGCCGACACCGCCCGCAAGCAACGGCGAGAGCACCCGGAATTGACAGCTACGGACTATGCTATGGCCCAAGCGACCGTTAGCGAAGCAACACACCGGATCAAGGATGGCCCGCGCAGCCTGATATTCGTCCGCATACCTGAAAACGATCAAGGCCACGTTCTGGTCGTGAAGACCACCAAAAGTGGACAGGGCCTCTTTGTGACCAGTATTCGTCGGCTCAGTCGCGACGAAGCGACCCGCGACCGACTTATCCGGCGGCTGTTGCGTAGGGGTGAATAATTGCAGGCGGCGGGGCCTCGCCCCCGGCCTAGGCCGGAAACCCCGCATGGCGCTCCGATCACAAAGATCGTGCTACGGCCGCGAGAATATCACCGTGTCACGCCTGCAAAGGAAATCTAGCCTTGTATCGCTTAGAAATCAATGAAGACGAGCTATCCCCGCTGATCCTGCGGCTACAGGCCGGGCTGGATGACATGACGCCTGTAATGCAGGATCTGGGCGAGCTGCTGCTGCAATCCACCCAGGACCGCATGTTGCGCGGTGAGCAGCCAAATGGCGCACCCTTTGCCCCTCGCTCCCCCGTGACCCTGAAACACTATGCAGCCAAAGGGTTCAAGTTTGGATCGCAGCCGCTGAACAAATCGGGCGAGATGCGTCAACAACTCGCCTATGAGGCCACAGCGGACGGCATTTCTTGGGGGTCAAACGCCATCCAGTCGGCGGTTATGCAATTTGGTGCAGATAAAGGCGCTTTTGGCACCAATGCCCAGGGCAAGCCCATCCCTTGGGGCAATATTCCCGCCCGCCCATTTCTCGGGGTTTCGGCTGAAGACAGAACCGGCATCGTCGAAGAATTGGAAGATTGGTTGATGGATCTATCGCAACGCGGGGATTGACCGCGCGGGGTAGGACCGGCAACCTCGCCCCTGCCCTCATTTTTCCACATGGCCCAAAACACCCGCAAATCGTTGCGGGTGTTTTGCGTTAGGTACCATGGGCGATGATGCCTGCATGAGTAAAGAAATCGCATCCATCGCCCTTTGCGCGCAGAATCTCTCAGGCCCGCTCCACAAAGCGGACGCACCCGAATGGGTTCATTTGCTGCCCGCTGTGAAAGGTGAAGCGCACACCGGCGACAACCGGGGGCCATACCATGTAACCGACGCAGAACAGATCATCGCCAACAGTTTCAACGGTCGCGAACGTCTCCCCATCGACGAGAACCACGCCACCGATCTTGCGGCCCCAAGGGGTATGCCCGCACCCGCCCGAGGGTGGATCACAGCCATGCAGGCTCGTGCGGATGGTATCTGGGGCAAAGTCGAATGGACCGACGAAGGGCGCGATTTGGTTGCATCCCGCGCCTATCGCGAGATCTCTCCTGTCATCACCCACACCACAGAAAAGGCGATCCTCGGCATTTTGAGGGCCAGCCTTGTCAACCGCCCCAACCTGAAGGGGCTTGTTTCCCTGAATCAAGAGGAGGACGTTTCCGTGTCCTTTATGGAAAAACTGGCCAAGTCCCTCGGCCTGAAGGCCGATGCGACGGAGGATCAAATCTCCGCTGCCGTCGCCAAGCTGGCGGCAAAAAGCGAAGACACCCCAGCGCTTCAATCCCAGCTCATCGAAATCGGCACGGCTTTGGGTGTTGCCGACGGTGGCGATATCGTCGCCGCTGCCAAAGCTGCCAAGTCTAACCCCGGTGACTTTTCTGAAGCAATCACAGCACTGCAATCTGAGAACGCAGGCTTGGTCACGTCTCTGAATGCTCTGACCACCGAGCGCGCCCTGGAAAAGGCCACCGCTTTTGTTGACGGCGAAATGTCCAAGGGCCGCGCTGTTCCGAAGGCCATGCGTGGCCACTACATCGCCATGCACCAGGAAGACCCGGCACGTGTCGAAAAAGAAATCGGTGGGCTGCCTATTCTCGGGGCGTCTGGCGCCACTTTTGATCCTCCTGAGGTCGAAGGCGAGATCTCGCTCAACTCTGAGCAATCCCAAACCGCCCGTCTCTTGGGCATCTCACCGGAAGACTACGCCGCGACCCTTGAGGCCGAGCGTAAATCGAAAGGACACATCTGATGACCGCTATGACGAAAGACCGCAACACCGCCCGATTGCAGGGCAACCTGCGGTCTGGCCCAGTCGCCGCTGGGGCCGTGATTTTTGCTGGCGCCCTGGTGATGCGAAACGCGGCCGGGTTCTTGGTACAAGGTCAGGCAACCGCTGGTCTAGTCGGGGTCGGGCGCGCAGAACATCGTGCCGATAACGGTGGCGGCGGCGATGGTGCCAGCAATTTGACCTATCAGCCTGGCACCTTTCACTATGTCAATTCCGGGGGCGTCGACGCGGTGACCGCAGCAGACATCGGCAAGCCGGTCTATGCGGTCGATGATCAGACCGTCGCCAACGACAACGGCGGCGGCACCCGCTCCCCCGCAGGCATCGCAGACGGCATCGACGCCAACGGCGTTTGGGTCCGTATCGACGCCGCACTCACCAACGCAAGCTAAGAGGACAACCCCCGATGCTTATCAATGCCGCCAATCTTGACGCCCTGCGCGCCGGTTTGAAAACCTCGTTTCAGGGTGGCCTTGGCCAAGCCCCGAGTATGCACAAAGCCGTATCGACCCCTGTTCCTTCGACCCAGAAAGAGCAGAAATATGGCTGGTTGGGGAAAATCCCCAATGTGCGAGAATGGATCGGCGCCCGCGCTGTCCAGAACCTGTCCCAGCATGACTACGCCATCAAAGAAAAACCCTGGGAACTGACTATCGGTGTCGACCGTGACGACATCGAAACCGACAACCTCGGCATCTACGGCATGTTGTTCACGGAGATGGGCCAGTCCACCGGCTCAAAATGGGACATGCTCGTCTTTGAAGCCCTGAAAAACGGCTTTGTCGATGAATGCTACGACGGACAGCCATATTTCGACACGGATCACCCGGTACTGGACGAAGAAGGTCAGGAAATCTCCGTCGCCAACACCGATGGCGGCAACGGCGTCCCTTGGTTCCTTCTGGATACCTCCCGCGCAATCAAGCCTATCATCCTTCAGAAGCGCAAAGACTTTGAGTTTGTTGCCCGTGACAAGCCGACCGACAGCAATGTCTTTGACAATAAGGAGTTTCGCTACGGTGCCGATGCGCGTGGCAATGTTGGTTATGGCTTCTGGCAATTCGCTTGGGGATCCCAGCAACCTCTGGATGCTGCCCACTATGCCACTGCCCGCGCCGCACTGACCGGTATGAAGGGCGACCACGGTCGCCCGCTGGGTATCGCACCCAAGCTGCTGGTGGTTCCTCCTGCTCTGGAAAGCGCAGGCCGCAAGCTCTTGAACTCAGATCACGGTCCAGGCGGCGAAACCAACGAATGGAAAGGTACGGCCGAACTTCTGGTCGTTCCTTGGCTGGCATAAGGGGGCGATCTGATGAGCGAGCGTGAAAAACTGAAGGAACGCGCCAAGGAACTCGGATTGCAGCTCCCCGGCAACGTCAGCAACGAAAACTTGAAAGCTGCGGTTGCTGGCGCTGAGGAACGGGCCGGAAACCCCACTGCCAACAGCGGCCCTTCTCAGGCCCCGGTCGGTATCGAAGCGCTCCGCGTAATCGGTCCGGCCAAAGGGTTTCGACGCGCCGGTTTCGGGTTTGGCCCTCGCCCGGTCGACATTCCGTTGGCTGATCTGTCCGAGGGGCAGATCGCTGCCATTGAGGCTGAACCGCGGCTGATCGTGGCCCGGATTACCTTGGGCGACTGACGCCCCCGTGCCCAGAAGCGCGCCCGGTGGCGATCTAATTGCCGCCGGGACTTCATGCCCAGATTCAATCGGAGACCAAGCGCATGGCCTACACCACTGCTGGCGAGCTGACCAATCGTTACGGCCTGTCCCTTCTGGTCTCGCTGACCGACCGGGGCGAGATCGCCACCGGACAGGTTGATCAGGGCATTGTGGCCCGTGCTGTGGATGACGCCGACGCGGAAATCGACGGGTATCTGAAGGGGCGCTATCGCTTGCCCCTGTCCACGACCCCACCACTGGTAGCGGCCCTTTCTCGCCAAATTTCGATCTGGAACTTGCACACATTCGACGCGCCCGAAAAGATCGAACAGGATTACAAAAATGCCATCGCCAAGCTGAAGGACATCGCCAAGGGCGTCATCGTCCTTGACGTTGCAGGGATCGAGCCACAATCCAGCGGCAGCAGCGGTGTCATGGTCACCGACCGCGAACGGCCTTTGAGTGCAGACAGCCTGAAGGGTTGGATCTGATGTTAGCCGCAGTTGTGGAACGGCTAAACGTCGGGGTGCCCGCTCTCGGCGGCAGAATTGAGGAAGCCGCCGAACTAACAGACATGCTCCAAAAGCGTGGCTTACCCCAACGCACCACAACCTTTGTCGTGCCATTGGGGATCCAGGCGCGTCCGCTGGCACATGCCACCGGCGCTGTCATTCAGGATTTTGCCGAAACCATCGGCGTACTTCTGGTGGCTCGTGTCCACGATCAAACCGGTGCGAATGCCCTCGCCAAAATTCGGCCTTTGATAATGGACGTCGTCAGCACACTGGTCGGCTGGGCGCCCGATGCAAGCTTTGGCGTCTTCGAATTGCGGCGGGGCACGTTGGTCGGCATCCGCGACGGTGCCCTGATCTACATGACCGAGTTTTCAATTACCGATCAGCTGAGGATCCAAGCATGACTGCCCAAGCCAATTCCGTACCGCTGCCGTCCAAAGGTGGCAGCTTCACGCGCGACGAAAACGGCTCTTTGAAGCCGGTTCAAACGCCCGTTTCAAACAAGGGGAACAAAACCGCCCCAAAAGCAAAGGAGGCGTAAATGGCCGCTCCTCTCAAATGGAAAACCAAGGTCCTTCTGTTTAAGATCGAAGGCGCCTATGGCGTGGACGCCGCCCCTACAGGACTAGCGGACGCCGTCTTAGCGCAGGATGTTCAGATCAAGCCCATGGAAGGCTCTGACGTTTCGCGAGATCTGGAAACACCGTATTTCGCCGCCGACGCAACAATCCCGACAGAATTGCAATCTGAGTTGACCTTTGACGTTGAGCTGGTTCCTTCAGGAACAGCCGGGACAGCGCCCGCCTGGGGGCCAATTCTGCGCGCCTGCGGTTTGGCCGAAACGATCACCGCCGGAACATCCGTGGTCTACAATCCGATCACGGATGAGCCGGAAAGCGCGACCACCTATCTCTACATCGACAGCACGCTCTACGCCCTAACGGGCGCACGCGGAACGGTCAAACTCGACATCCAAGCGCAGGCCATTCCCAAGCTGAAATTCACGTTCAAGGGCCTGTTTGTCCGCCCAGCAGAAGCGGTACGCCCGGCGGCCACGCTAGACAGCTGGGTAAAGCCCCAACTTGCCACCCACGCCAACACTCCGACCTTTACAATCGACGCCATGCCCCTCGTCATGCGCTCGTTTATGCTGGATTTGGCAAATCAGATCGAAGGGCGGTTCCTGATCGGCAAAGAAGCCATTGAGATCACTGACCGTGCTGAGGCAATCGAGACCACAGTCGAAGCCTTGAAACTAACCAGTTTCGACCCGTTTGAAATGGCTCTCAATCAGGCAGGCGTTCCGATCCAGCTGGTACACGGTACGGGCGCCGGAATGATCACAACTTTGGACATTCCAAAAGCGCAAATGCAGCGCCCGCAAGGGCTGTCCAATGCCCAGAACGTCAAAGAGTGGCCGCTCCGTCTGGTGCCCCTGCCCACGGCTGGCAACGACCAATTCACTCTCACACTCACTTAACCCGGAAACCCAATAGATGTTCAACGTTATCACCCAACCCACATTCTCCCGCACCGTCAAAGTCCGTGTCCCAAAAGGCGACGGTTCCGAAGTGCAGTCATTTCGCGCCACATTCCGTGCCATCGATGACGAAGAAGCCGAGGGCATTTCCTTTTTGAAGGTCTCCGAGGTCAAAGCGCATTTGCGCAAAATCATCGTCTCGTTTGATGACCTCTGTGACGAACAGGGCCAACCCATCACATACAGCGAGGATATCCGCGAAAACATGCTTGCACGCAGCTATGTGCGGATTGCGCTACTGGAGACCTACGCCGAAGCCCTGACGCAGGAACGCCTGGGAAACTGACATGGGTCGGGCGCGCTTGGGTGCAGGGAGACCTTTCCGGTGCGACCGACCGCGCCGATCTTGCAGAGATACAGGACGATCTGGCCCGCTTCGGTGTCACCGCCACCATTGAGGATCTGACCCCGGAAACACACCGCCAGATTTGGGCAGAACATGAACCGGCCGTGCGTGCATTCCTTGTCATTCAAACCCAATGGCGCGGTTTCGCTTTGCCAGACGGTAGCACCAGATGGGTCGGCCTGGACTACGCCGCCGCAAGCAACGGGTTGGCTCTAGCCGGATTGAAGATCGACCCCAAGACCTGGGCAAAAGTGCAGGTCATTGAATGCGCCGCGCGAGCGGCACTTAACGAGAGATCCTAATGACGTTTGTGGTATCAGGCAAAATCTTGATGGACGGGTCCTCGGCAAAGGGGGAACTCGTTGCCGTCCGAACTGAGCAAGGTAAGCTAAAGACCAGCACTGAGAACACATCGTCAAGCACCACTCGCATGGGCAAGGCAGTGGACGGCGTCAAATCGAGATTAGCCGCCCTGAAGGCACGCGCGGCGGCCTATATCGCCGACCTAAGAACCGTCGATAACACCCAGCGCGGTGCAACGGCCAGCGCGGCCAACCTAACCGCCCAATTCAATGACATCGGCGTGATGATGGCAGCGGGTCAAAACCCCCTGCAACTTGCTATTCAGCAGGGCACTCAGATTACCCAGGTTATTGGCCCAATGGGTGCCGCAGGCGCTGCACGAGCGCTTGGATCCGCATTTATCGGCATGATGAACCCGATTAGCATAGTCACCCTACTATCGATTGCGGCCGGGGCGGCCACGGTCCAATGGTTGACCGGCGCAAGTGAAGAAGCCGAAACCCTAGAGGACACGTTGACGGCTGCCGCTGACGCCATTGAGTTATTTGGTGAAAAGGCCGGGACCGCGCGTCTCAACACATCCGAATTGTTAAAAGAGTTTGGTACGGCGTCACCGGAAATGCGCGCGGTCCTGAAGGACATGGCCGCCCTGGCGAAGATCGACGCATTCAAGGCCGTCGACAAAACCGCCGATAGCGTCCGTGGGTTGGTCTTGGAGCTCTCTTGGTGGGATGAACGGTCGGCCGTGTCGGCGTCGCAGGATTTTTTGGGCCTTGGATCGGTGGGCCGGGCCAACCGCGAGGCGGGCGCTCAATTTGCCAACAATTTGGAACTGCTCAGCCGCAGCAACGATATGGCGGAAAAGTTTGGTGCCGCGCTCGACGTCCGCGCTCAACTTCTGGCTACTGCTGGCGGTGTCAGTAAGCTGAACACCGAACAGCGTGCGTTCTACGACGGTTTAACCGCCCTAATCCGCGATCTATCTCAGTTTCAAAAAGAAGAGAAAGCGGCCGCCGATGCCAGTCTAGCCGCCCGCCGAGAGCAAATGGCGCTCTATGCACAAAGCCGCAGTACCTCAAATGATGAACTGCAAAAGGCTGAAGACCTGTTGGCCACAATGCAGGAAGCCAACGAAATACGCGCCGCCGAAATCCGTTTCGGACGCGATAGCGCAGAGGCCAGCGAGTTGCGCTCAGCAAATGCGCGCCGTGAGCATGAGGCGATGCTCGCAACCCTTGATGTATCTGAGGATCTAAAAGACGAGCTGCGCGCCGCCTTTGAACATCAAGAGGCCATGGCGGGCCTAGACATCGCAACCGGCATCGGCAGCGCGGCCAATGAGGCCCAGCGTCTGGCCCAAGAGTTAGGAATTTCTCTTGAGACCGCGAAGCGGCTTGCCGCATTGGGACCGCAGGGGCTGCCTCAAGAAGGGGCTAACGGGTACAGCGGTCGGGGCGGCGATCCGCGACAGATGGGCGGCTCCTCACTGGACTGGAACACCCGCCAGGGCACAGAGTTTCTCGAGAACTGGAAGCCGCCCCGCAAATCCCGTGGCGGTGGCAAAAGTGAGCACGACAAGAGCCGTGAGGCCATCAAACGGTTGATTGAACGCGAGAAAGAACGCCTTGCCGTTCTCCGGGCAACGGATCCAGTTCTGCGTGAAATGGCCCGTGTTTCTGACATCTTGAAAGGTGCCACCGATGAGGAACGCAAGGCCGTTGAAAAGCTGATCGGCGAACGTTTGCGCGAACAAGGCGTGATTGAGGAAACCGCCGAGACCAAAGATTTCTTTGCCACCACGGGCATGAATGCTCTTGAAGCGCTTGCCCTGCAAGGCGCATCAACCGCTGAGGTCTGGGACCAGGTCAAAGCCGCCCTCGCCCGTGCCGCTTTACAAGCCGCCCTATTGGGGGAAGGCCCGCTCGCAAAGTTCTTTGGCGGTGGCGGCGACGGCGGGTTGTTCGGCACATTCCTAGGCGCAATCGGCCTCGCTGATGGTGGGTATGTGACCGGCACCGGCGGCGAACGTTCCGATCAGGTACCGATCTTGGGAAGCCCCGGCGAGTTCATGGTAAACGCCCCGGCCACCCGGAAATACCGTCACATTCTGGAAGCAATGAATGCGGGTTCCGATATGTCGAGTTTTGCCCGTCCGGCATTTGCAGACGGTGGATTGATCGCCCCGCCCGTAGGCACCGCACCCGGTACCGGGGCTGCGGGACACGCAGGCCGGACAGCCCCTGCGGTCGTGCAAATTCTACCAAGCCCGCTGTTCAAAGCCGTGATTCAAGAACAGACCCAAGGGGCCATCATGGAAGCCGTTGAAGACTACGACCGCAATGTTGCCCCGGAAACCGCCCGCCGGGCCATCGACGACCCTTGGAGGACTGGATAATGCCGCTTCAGTTCCCTCTTAAAACGGACCAATTTTTGGACACGCTGCCAATATCTCGGGTCACGTTTCACCTCGGCCGAGCCGTCACATTCTCTGAAACCGGCGGCGGTGAACGCATCGCCCACGGGCGCGGCGCGCGGCTCTGGGGCGGCAAGGTTGTCCTGGACAAAGACACCCATGCGAACTGGGCCGCCATTGAGGCGCGGATGGCTCTATTGGAAGAACCCGGAGCCTCTTTTCTGCTACGTGATCCGCGCATGACGGGGCCGATTGCTGACCCGGTCAAACATGTCTTGGGGGCAGCCGAACCGGAGATAGGCGCGGTATCAGACGACCTGCGGTCAATGGATATCTCGAGGCTGCCCGCCGGATACATCGTTTCAACGGGCGATTTATTGGGGTTTCAATACGGCGCAAACCCCAAACGCTTTGCGTGCCACAGGGTGGTGGTTGGCAGTATCGCCGACAGTGTCGGCCGGGCGAATGCCATCGAAGTGACGCCATTTCTTCGACCCGGCGCGTCTGTCGGTACTCCCATCACCCTCGGCACCCCTGTCCTAAAGGCTACTCTCAACGAAGCCGAATACGGCGCTTCGCGCGCCACAATCAGTCAGGGCGGAAGCTTTGACTGGGTTCAAACTTTGCGGTGATCCATGCCTGTATTTGACGCGACAACCCAAGCCCATCTTGAAGAGCGCAAAGGCACGAATGCCAAGGTCCTGCTGTGGTTCAGGACCCGAAACAGAGAAACCGGTGCCCCGGAAACGCTCGGATTTTGGTCCGGTGACGACCATCAGGAATTTCTCATTAACGGGGAGGTCCGGACCTACTATGGCGCAGGGAATGTGATCAATGTGCCGCCGCTGGTGGTCGCCCCTGGGTTTCAGACGCGATACTACCGCGTGACGATCCCGCCGTTCACCGACGAAGTGAAAACCCTCCTACAAGCCTATGAGCCGCGACTGGCAACCGTGGAGATACATTCGATTTGCTTCGAACTGAACGGTGGGCGCCCGACAGGTGACCCTGTTCGGGTATTTAAAGGCTTTCTCAATCAGGCCCCGGAAGAACTCGGCGCGAAAGGCGGTACAAGCCGAACCGAGTTGACGCTTGCAACGGCCGCACGGCGCCTGACGCACGGCCTCCCCTTGAAACGCTCCGGCGACGAACTGAAACGGCGGAACCCGAACGACCGTGGCCGCGAATACTCAGACGTTGCCGGAGACTGGACAGTGCCATGGGGAACATGACCGTGACACACCGTGCCGAAGCCCTGTTTTCATATCTCTCTGAACTGCGCGCTCGCCCATTGGCTTTCCGCCCAGGGCGTTTTGACTGCGCACTGTTCGCGGCTGGGTGGGTCAAACACCTAACCGGTTGCGACCCAGCAGAAGAATGGCGGGGCACCTATCGGAACCTAAGCGACGGTCGCCAGCGCTTGGCGCGCGCGGGGTTCTCGGATTTGAGCGATGTTGTTGCCTATCACGCGCCACAAATCGAAGGTTGGCACGCCTCTCAACCGGGCGACATCGCGGCATTGGTCGAGGACGGTGAAACAGCGCTAGGCATCATTGGCGGTCCACAGATCCACGTTCTTACGCCTACCGGCCTGGACTACGTCCACCTCGGCCGCGCCATTCGGGTGTTCCGACCATGACACCCCGTATCATCAACGCCATCGCCTTGGCAGCAATTGCGATACTAGTTTCCGCTGATACTGCCTCGGCGGCGCCCGTGGCGGCGGTATTGACTGCGCTTGGCACCGCCTTCAAAGCCGCTATCGCCGTAAAGGCGCTGGCGACGGCCGCGCTCCGTTTGCTGCTGACAACCGGCGTCTCTTTGCTGATGAAAAAGTATCAGCAGCGGAAACAGCGCCGACCCGGCATTCAGACGACACACACCACAACCGGCGGAACCGAGCCGCAGGCTAGTATTGTCGGCCGCTATGCGACGGCAGGGCATCTAGTTTACCACAACAGCCATGGCGACAACCGGGTATATCTGACCCACGTAATCGAACTCGGCGACATTCCTGGCGCCAGCCTGCGCCGCCTAATAATCGATGGGGAATATTCAGACATTGGAACCGAGTGGGATCCACATGTCGGTTATCAAATCCTGAGTAAGTACGAAGACCCATGGGGTTACGGTTGGATCCGGTTCATTGACGGAACACAAACCGCCGCTGATCCAAAATTGGTAGAGCTATACGGCGAAGACCCCGACCGCCCTTGGACCGAAGACCATATATTGACCGGTACCAACTATGCGGTTCTGACCTTCTATCGTAAGGATCGCATCTACCCGCAGGGCCGCCCACAAGTCCGCTTTGAGCTGGAAGGCCCCGGTTTCTACGATCCGCGTCAGGATGACACCGTAGGCGGCAACGGAGATCAGCGTTGGGAAGACCGTACAAGCTGGGCGCGCACCGACAATCTGATGGTTATTGCCTACAACATCCTGCGCGGAATTACGTTGCCTTGCGGCAGCATCTACGGCGGTGCGGTAGAAGCAAACGACCTGCCGCTCGAGGAGTGGTTCAATGCCATGGACGTCTGCGATCTTTTGGTAGGTGAAGACGAACGGCCGCAATTTCGTGGCGGCTACGAGATAAAATTCGAAGAAGCCCCCGCCGATATTCTGGAAGAGCTGTTTTCGGCCGCCAACGCTGAAGTCGTCGAAGTTGGCGGTTACTGGTTCCCATTGGTTGGCGCCGATGCAGTCGCTGCAGCCGACATCGAGGAGCGGGATCTTCTGGTCTCCGAAAGCTGGCAGCACGACCCGTTTCCCGGCGTTGAAAGCACCTTCAACGCAATCACAGTTTCCCACCCATCACCAAATGCGCTTTGGAACTCGGCCACGCTCGAAACCAACGTCATGGACGATTGGGTAGTTGAAGACGGCGGGCAAAAACTGTTCGATCTACGATTGCCGATGGTCTGGGACCCTGCGCAAGCGCGGCAACTCGGACAAGCCTTGCTGAAGGAAAATCGCCGGTTCCGCACGCACCGGTGGCCCCTGCCCCCCGACTATTTCTTTCTGCGCCCCCTTCAGACAATTAATGTCAGCCTCGCCGACTACGGGTACGACGGAAAAAGCTTCCGTATCACAGAGGTCGCATATGATCTGCTTCGCCTGACGGTTTCGGTCTCGCTAAGGGAAACGAACCCATCAGATTTTGACCCAGACCAAACGTTGGAGTTACCAGGCGCGCCGGTAGTTACCCGGCCTGCGAAAACAAATGATGCAGGAGTACCGGGATTTGGTGTCTCTGGCGTCAAAATTAAGGATGTCCACGGGAATACGAAATCTGCCGGCATTCTGACGATTTGGGACGCCTCACTACAAGACACCGCCGATGGCCTTTCATTTGAGGCCCGTATCGCCGGAAGTGAAACTGATCCCTTTACTGCAAGCACCGCTGATCTTTCCCAAGGCCGGTTTCGCTTGGAACCGATGATCGGTGGGGCGGACTACGAAGTCCGTGCTAAAGCCATCGCCAAAACACGAAAAACGGAATGGACCATCTGGCTTCCCGTCACCACGCCCGAGGTGAAATTTGGGCCGGGCGATTTTGATGACGCTTTCTGGGAGCGGCTTGATGGTGAAGCCACCGCCGCTGTTCAAGATCTATATGGCAATATCGAATATGCGCTTGATCGTCTGGCCGAAGTCGATCTAGAAGGCCGAGCTTTCAGTTTTTTGGAAACCGCCCGAATTGAGGGAGAGGTGACTGAGAAGACAGAGGCGCTTTCGTCGGAGGTGGATGGGGTCCGCGCTGAGCTGGTGCAGAACTATGTCACGGCTGCGACGCAGGATGCAGCTTTGGCAACGCTGCAAACCACCTTGTCCGCTCAGATCAATGGCGTCTCCGCCTCTCTGTCGACCAGCTATTACACGATCTCGCAGGTCAATTCTGCGATCTCGGCAGCGCGTACATCTCTGCGAAGTGAAATCGCAGGGGTCTCCGCTACGCTGAACGCTGACTATTACACCATCGCTGAGACCAACTCGGCCATTTCGGCGGCGACAACCTCGGTCACCAGCACCCTTGGTAGCCTGACCACGACCGTTAATCAGGTGCAATCCTCGGTCGATGGGATCAAAGGCACATACGGGGTCCAGGTCAACAACAACGGCGTCGTGACCGGCTTTGGTCTGGTGTCGGAGCTGATCAACGGATCTGTCTCCACCACCTTCACGGTGCAGGCAGACCGCTTTGTCGTGGCCAGCAGCTCAGGCGGGGGGGGCGTGTCGCCTTTCCTGATTTCAGGTGGCAAGGTCTACATCCGTGATGCGGTAATCAGAAATGCGTCTATCTCCAGCGCAAAGATCAAGGCCCTCGCCGTTGACACGCTGCACATCAAGGGCAAGGCGGTTGACACCCGGCAGATCGCAGAAAACGCCGCCACCACCTTTTACGAGGCTACGGGCGGCACCGGCTACAAGCGGATCCAGATCAGGAACACCCATGATGAGCCAATCACGCTGATCATCCAGGTGCTTTATGATTGTCAGGATGACGGCGGTTCGGCTGCGTTATTTGCGGGCGTGAAGATCTACAAAGAGCAAACCGCCGGCGGGAAAAATAACCTTCTGTCCTCTGTTGGTGACGGCAGCACCGGCGGCGGTGAGGTCGCTGCCGCCGATGGCACCGAAGTCGTCACAACAACCATCAATCCTGGCATCACCCGGTACATATCCGCCTATCCAGAGGGGCGGGTGGTCCGGCGGTGTGACATGATCATTTTGCAGAGGCAGAGATGAGCGAGAACCGCCACAAAAAGCCCAGGCGCTTTGCGATCTACTGCAAAGACACCGGCGAAATCAGGCAGATCACTGTCTGCCCCGCTGAAGCTATCGGGGGGCAGCTGGAGCCGGGGGAGAAAACCCTTGCTCTGGATCTCGCCGGTGAAGCCGAATTGACCTCTCTTCGGGATCTTTCACGGGTGCGTGTGGATCAGGGCCGGTTGGTGCCTTTCACACCGCCAGTGGATCTGGCCGCTGAAATGGCCGCGATCCGGCGGCGGCGCGACAAGCTGTTGGCCGGAACCGACTGGACGCAGATGCCCGACGTTCCGATTGACTTGCGGGTCTGGGGATCACGTCGGGCATATCGGCGTGCCTGGCGCAAATACCGCAAGGCGCTGCGCGATCTGACAGACACCATCACCGACGTCGGAAACGTCACATGGCCGCAACCTCCCGAGAAAGGACAATAGCATGACGTGGTATCGCACGGGCACGGTCGAAATCACCCAAGGCAACAACACCATTCAGGGCACCGGCACCAATTGGATCGAACAGAAATCCGGTTGGGCGATGGTGATCGAGGGCGTGCCCGGATTGGTCGAGATTGACGCAGTGGTCAGCGCGACTGAACTGCGCCTTGTCAACCCGATCGAGGGTCAAGGCAGCGGATTGGGCTATGCCATTATCCCGACGCAGGGCCTCAGTATCCGACTGATTGGATACTTTGACCGGTTGATTGAAGAGCTGAACGCAACGCGGGCGACATGGAAAACGGTGTTTTCTACCTTCAGCGCCACTGCATATCAGCTCTGGCTTGATCAGGGCAACGCTGGGACGGTGGATGACTTCTTGCAGGCCATACGCGGCGAGCAAGGCATTCAGGGGCCTCAGGGCGTTCAAGGCGAGCGCGGCATCCAAGGTGAGCAAGGGGTGCAGGGGGAGCGTGGTGAGCAGGGTATCCGGGGCGAACAGGGTATCCAAGGTGAGCAAGGCGAACAGGGTGTTCAGGGTGATAAAGGCGACACCGGCGCCGGTCTGAACATCAAAGGCACGCTGGCCGATGTTGCGGCTCTGCCGGGATCAGGTGCGGCTGGCGATGCCTGGTCTGTGCAGGGCGATATCTGGGTCTGGGACGATATCAACGCCGAGTGGGACAACGCGGGCCCCCTGCGCGGCCCTGAGGGGCCAGTGGGACAACAGGGTATTCAAGGCCCCCGTGGTCCTCAGGGCGAGGTGGGGCCGGTTGGTCCAGTTGGTCCGCAAGGTGTGCAGGGCATCCAAGGGGTGCAGGGCAACAAGGGCGATACGGGCCTCACCGGGCCAAGCGTCTTTGAGGTCTGGCGGCAGTCCCGTGGTGGCGTCGGCACCTTGGAGGACTACCACGACTTTCTGTCAGATCAGACCGTCTCACTGGCGCGCGCGCAGGCTGACGCTGCCAGCGCCGACCGCGCTGCCGCTGAGACTGCCCGCATCGCGTCTGAAGCCGCAGAGGCCGAGGCACAAGCCGCCGCCGCCTCTGCAACTCAATCGGCGCAAGTCCTCTCAGACAACGCTGAAATCGTGCGCCTGCTGCAACAGCACAGGGTGCGCGCTCTCTTGAATTTGGACATCTAAAGGAGACCTGAAATGTCACTTGAACTGGTCGCACAGGCCCTCAACAGCAAGATCCAAACGGCGGCAGACGGTGCCGGTCCGGAGGATCTTGCAATGCTGGCAACGGCCCTGGACCGCATCGGTGGCCGGGTCACCATCGCCGAAGTAATGGCGGCAGGTGTAGAGGCCAAGATGCAGCTGACACAAGCGCAGGCCGAGGCCATCGCCGCAATCGTCGCTGTGAAAGACGACGTCCGCCAAGCGGCTTTGGAGTTCCAAGATACCGCCCTCAAATCAACCCAGTTTTTCGGCCTGTTTGTGGCCTCTCAGTAAAGGAAGGGAAACCCTATGCCATTTGCAAAAACCACTCTTGATGGGGTCAACACCCCCGAAATCATCGCGACCCCGGCAGGCAAGCTGCTGAACTTGAACGTCTCGGCTGTGAATGCCTCGCAAGACCGCGCCGTCGTCAAATTCTACATCCACGCGGCAAATGTCGCGCCGACCGACGCTGATATCTTCGACATGGCGACCTTGGACCAAGCTGGGCTGTTGGAGCGCAGCGGTGTGATCCTGCCCGAAAATATGGCCGTGTCCGTCTTCAGCGACACAGCCGCCATCAACGCATTCGCCTGGGGCCTTGAGGCTCTGGCGTAACCCCAAATCTTAGGAGAACGAACATTGGGACGTATTATCACAGGGGCGCAAAGCGCCCGCACTGGTCGCTTTAATGAAATCGCGATCTTCAACAAGGCTGGTGTGTTTGACTGGATCGTGCCTGAAAACATTGACCCCGGCGTGCCAATCCGCGCGCATGTGTATGGGGCCGGTGGTGCCGGTGGCACCGCTGGTGGCACAGGTAACGGATTTGGAGGCGCTGCTGGCGGTCTTGCCTTGTCCGAGATCCCGCTCTCCGCTCTGACGATTGGCGCGGCTGTTTCGCTGACTATCGGCCTCGGTGCCCAGACATATACGGGCGTCGGCGGCACATCGTCTTTCGGGGCGTTGCTGTCCGCAACCGGCGGCAATTCGGGCTTCAATGACGCGGATAATCTCGGCCTTGCCGCATTCTCTGCGGGTGGTATGGGCGTTGGTGGTGATATCAACCGGCGCGGCGGCTCTGGCGGTGCTGGCGTTTTGGGTAATTCCATCAGCGGCGGTGGAGGGGGTGGCGCTGCACCTGCCCCCGGTGGGCTTGGCAACGGCCATAAGGGCGGCGACGGCATTAATCATGGCGGTGGATCTGGAGCATCTATCAGCTATGACGGCGCAGAGCCGGACAGCAACTATTGCTCGGCTGGCGGATCTGGCACCGCTGGCCCCGGCTGTTCAGGCACCCCCGCCGCCACCGGGTATTCGCATGGCGGCAACGGCGGCAGTGGATTGCTGGGCGCTGGCGGCGTTGGCGCGGCAGCCGTTGCCTATAGCAATGCGTCACAGGCTACCACTCGGGCGGGCAACGGTCAGGGCACTGCAATTCTTGAACCTAACCAGATCCTCTTTGGCGGTGGCGGCGGTGGTGGATCTGCCGCCTGCGATTATTCGACATCCCGCGCCAGCACAAACGCGGGCAACGGCGGTCCAGGCGGTGGCGGTGGCAGCGCTGCGGCATTTGGCAGCGGTTCTACTGACGCCCAGATTTTGGCGGGCAACGGTGGTTTGTTGGGCGGCGGTGGTGGCGGCGCTCAATACTGCATTCCCGGCCACGGCGGTAACGCCGGGGGCGGTGGCGCAACCGGATACAACTATGGCTCAGATCAGGGCTACGGTTGGGGCGGCGACGGCCTGATCATCCTGCAATTCGCACTCATTCACTAAGGAGGCTCTCATGGCTTATGCAAAAATCGCCAATGGCACGGTTGTTCAGGTGCTGGACCATCTGGACGGCGTCATTCACCCCGCCCTGCATGGTGGCTACACCGAGGTTATCAGCAGCGTGAAAGAGGGGATGACGACACGGGACGGCCAGTCATTCGCCTGGCCCGAAACCGCCGCCCCTGATCCGGTTGAGCCTGTCGCGCCGCGCGTCCTGCCGAAACTGGTGTTCTTTCAGCGCCTCACGACTGCTGAGCGCGTCGGCATCCGCACCGCAGGTAAGACCGATCCGGTGGTTGAGGACTGGCTTGCCATGCTGGATCTGATCGAAAACGTGCATCTCGATGCAGAGGACGTCACTGCCAGCCTTGGCTATTTCGTCAGTGAAGGGTTGATCGACGCCAATCGCGTGCCTGAAATCCTCGCATAGAAGCCCCCCCTAAACCGGGGGTTTGAGGGGCGCAACTGCGTCCCTCAAAACGGGGTCACGCTCTCACACTTGCCCCCGCCGACCAGCTCAAACTTATGGCCGCCCCCTGCCCTCGCGAGGACACGGCCTCTTTGGAGTGATTCCACTTGGAGCTGCAAGACCAACGCTGCGGTGAATGCCGCAGATTGTTATTCAAAATTGAGCCTGGCGCCCTTAGCGGCACGCTCGCAATCAAGTGCCCCAGATGTAAGGCGCACAATACCTTGAGGCCCGCGAGCCCTTTACCCGAGCGCCGAACAGATGAGCGCCTAGGAAAGGAAGGCAGAAATGCCGAAATCGCAGTCTATCCCGCTCCCGCCGCTCGCACCGGGCAGTCACGGTAAGCCCAAAGGAAACCGCTACAAGCAACAGTTCGGGGTTATTGTCTTGGCCCCGGACGAGCCCGCGCAAAAGGCGTTGTTCGAGGCCATGAAGCGGCAGGGCCATAAATGCCGGGTGGTGAACACATGAAAATCGAGATCCACCACCGTTCGCCTATTCCTGAAACTTACCGCGCAGCGCGAGTGTCGAGCATGTTCAACGTCGAAGGGGATGCGGATTTTCGCCTCACCGTTCGTGCCGACCTGGACGCGCGCCCTTGGCAGGTCGGTTTAATCGTTGGCCCCTCCGGCAGCGGAAAGACATCGCTTGGTCGCGCGCTATTTGGCCGTCGCTTTGGTAAGGAACAAAGCTGGCCCAAAGACGACGCGTTAATTGACGCCATCGCACCCGAGGCCGAGATGGACGGCGTCACTGCCGCATTGTCCGCAGTCGGGCTGGGGTCGGTCCCAAGTTGGCTGCGCCCCTACCGGCACCTGTCCAACGGGGAACAGTTCCGTGCCGGTCTCGCCCGGCTGCTCTGTGAACGCCCGCCGCTTGCGGTGGTCGATGAATTCACGTCAACAATTGACCGCCGGGTCGCCCGGATCGGCGCCGCAGCCTTCGCTAAAGCATGGCGTCGTGGGCCGGGCCAGTTTGTTGGCGTCACCTGCCATGATGACGTGGTCGATTGGTTGCAGCCGGATTGGGTGATTGACACCCGCTCGGCAGAGTTCAAATGGAGGCGTCTTCGACGTGCCCCCCGCCTCACAATGGACATTCACAAAACCGATGGTTCCTATTGGCCCCTGTTTGAGCCGCATCACTACCTGAAGGCCAACCGACCGATTGCCGCCGATTACTATGTGGGTTTCGCTGAAGGTGAACCGATAGCCCACGCCTGTTTTTCCCCGCGCCCTGGTTTGTGTGAGGCAAAAGCTTGCCGCCTTGTCGTCATGCCGCAATGGCAGGGCGCTGGTGTTGGTGTTCGTTTTCTGACCGAATTGGCGGCACTCTGGCGGCGCGGATTGAATCGGTATGAACGGGCGATGCCGACACTAATCAACACCAGCCATCCAGGGCTTGCCGCATCGCTTCGCAATCACCCGCTGTGGCATCAGGTCTCTTGCTCATTGTACGGTGGGAAGGCAAAACTCGACGCTGGCCGTATTATAACCCGAATGGCCGGACACATGCGGGCGCTGCAAGGGTTTCGCTATGTGGAAGAGCTGGAGATGTGA